TGCATAGGGGGGGTATGATTCGCGAGACCCCCCTCCCCCATTTGAAGAAGAGAAAGGTCTCGCACGTGAACCATGGTAGACACTAGGATTCAGAAATTTCTTTTGTAACTTTCCTATAAACACCTAAAGTGTTCTCTCTCACTATCTCGTCGATAGCAAGTTCGTTAGCAAGTTCTTGATCAGCATCCGACAGCTGGTCGGAGTCGGTGAGGATCCTGGCTAAGAACGAGGGCGTGTTGTAACCAGACGAGAGGTCGAATGCAAACCATGCGAGGTACTCATCGAAAGGATCATGAGGATTGTCAACTGTTGTTAGTCGTGAACGCAACACCTTTGATCCTTTCTGTTACGCAACGGTTGCAATGTCAAGAGTAGTAAGAGATACACCAAGAGCAGACGCAACCTCAGCTCTAGTGTACCCAGAAGCTAGCATAGCTTGTGCTCTGTTAGTCTTAACAGGAGTCATAAGCTTAGCTGTTCTAGGTGCAGCCAGGTCCTTAACTACATCCATGTCGGCGTTGTTAAGAATCTCATTAAGCTTGGAGGCGCTTACTGCATTAGCTTGAATGGCTTGCCATTCATCAGATGTGATGTGGATCTTTTGTTTGCCTGCCCCTGTACGATTGCGTGCCTCAGCCAGAGCCTGGAATTTAATCTTCTTAATAGTATCTGAATCCATGTTTGGATTGTAGTCTCGCTTGGCCTTGACTGTGGCGTTGGCTATAAGCTGGGCTTGTCTTTCAAGGGGGCGGTTCTTGATGGCGAGGGCCAGCTTTGACTCAAGCGAACCTACTTCTTTGGCGTAGGTTTTCCTAGCAGAGGGCGATTGTTTGGGGGTGGGGGTTTTAATTGCATCTAGTCTAGCTTGGTTAGCTAGGTTCTTTAGCCTATTAGAATGATTAGCATAGATGCGTTCAACAGGGGTACCTGATGATAGCACATGTGCATCGCTTACTTCTGCTAGCTTGGTACTACGTGTAGTGACAGGACGGCCTGATCTGAAGTTGACCTTGTTGGTAGGCTCGAACCTAAGCTCACCAGTAGTGGGATCAACAGGGCCGCCCTTACCTACAGTGCGAGGCTTGCGCTCAGGTACATCAATCCTTGACTTAGCTCTAGAGATAAGGGTAGATGCGCCACCACTCTGGTACTTGGCCTTGAGTTGCTTGATTCCATTGTCATCATAGGATTGCTTGTAATTAAGTCCATGCTTTTCTGCATCAATGACAACCATGGAATGCTTGACTGCACGAGCAAGCTCTGATGGTGGGGCCTGACGAAGCGACATGTCCGTAATAAGATTAGAAATCTTACCCATCTCTGTCTGTGTATTCGTCATCTTCCTCATACCCGAATAGCCAGGATACGAAGACTGAGGATCAAATCCCTTTAGATCTGCAAGAGCAGGATCCGAGCGCACTCTTCTTTGGTTGTTGGGGATGACGAGCACCGTGTCGCCATCAAAGTCTGCGCCAGACAGACGCTCTGCAACGCTATGATGAATACCAACAGCATCACGAGAGTTTCCAAGTAGCTTTCTTCCTTCGGCATTGCGATTGTTTACCACCAGCTCGGGGATTTCAAATGGGCCACCATGGGGATGCCGAATCAATACGACTCTAGTCCCATTAGGATAATTAGGTGCAAAGATTTGTGTTGGCTCTATCTTGGAAATAGGAAGGATAACATGGGTAGCCTGTTGTGGAAGTGCGGCGGCCTTGAGATGGACAGATGCTGCATCAGTACCAGCAGCGAAGTCCTCGAGCAAACGCTTACGCACAACCGGATTGGTGAGATCTTTGATGGCAGCATGCTGTGCCCGGCGCTGCTCAAAGGTCATGTCAAGCTGAGAACGAACAAGAGCCGGACTCTGCTTAGACAACATTTGAGAAGAAAGTGTTTTGCTCCACTTCTCCCAATCACCCTGTTCATTAACAATATTCATTGCCGATGTGATCTTCGCTTTAGGAGTACCAAAATTGTCGCCAATTTGACGAACGATGGTTCCGAAAGGAAGTTCGGGATCATCTTTCAAAGCCTTAAGGGCATCTAACTTATTGCCCGTATTAGTTTTGTTAACATTAAAGACGAGATCCACCCCATCTGGCAGATCATCTTTATACATGGCCATGCCTTTTACGTAATGACCATCACCGATCTTGATGCGGACTTGCGCGTACGGCGTTCCACCAAGAGAGACGTCTTTAACTCCAGGTCGAACGAATACGACACCGTCTGCTTCGGCTCCACCATCTTCTTTGTATTTAATAGCCAGCCTCTTAGGATTAATTGAAATTGGGTCCTGAGCTTTGGTGTAGGATCTACCACCATCCTCTGAGAAACTACCGATAAATTGAATTTTGTCTCGATTAAGAAACACGTCCTTCTGTGTGGTACCAGGAGGAGCAAGAACCTTTACTGTAGTTTCTAAACCGGTACCAATCTGCTTAACCTTAACTGTGTGATAGGCATAGCCTTCTTCACGAAGCATCGCCACAGCATTGGCCAAGCGCGTGGAAGACACCCCAGTTGCGCCAGCAACATTAACGAAGCTTTCAACTCCAGTACCGACATCGATGAAGCCTTTTTCAGCCACTTCCGACTTTAGCATATCCGCAGTGCTTTTAAGAATGTCCGCCTTATCAGCGGCACCAGGAGCAAGCAAGGATCGAACGGTTGATTCATTCTTGCCCATACGCTCGCCAATGGCAACGTTGGAATAGCCTTTATCCTTCAAACGCTGGGCCATGGCAATATCGGACTGGCGCGTAGCATTTCTGGCGTTAGATCTAGCTGCACGGACTTCCGAAATAGAAGCGTTCATGCCAACGGCAATCTCTGATTCGCTGAGACCCCGAGTCTTCAAGTCATTGACGTAATCTAGAAACTGCTTGTTGCGCTTGTTGGGACTAGTGCTAGTATTCTCTGGACCACCAGAACCCCATGGATAACGTCCGGACCTACGAAGAATACCATAGTGGAGTAGGTCTTCTTCTTTCAGTTGCATCAGATCTACCCCCTAGTATCGCTCGGAAGCTTTCATGGCCTCTACTTGTTGATCGAACTGAACAATGGTGTCCATGATTTCAATTATCGCTTCGGCATAAGGTATATGAACTCGAACTTCATCGCGTTGATAAATACGAAGTTCAACATCGACCGTAGTTGGATCGATACCATACTCTAAGAAGAATATAGCTGTGTAAACCTCGAGTTGATGGAAAGAAGTGGCAATGATGCCCGTTTTGAGATCATGGATTCTGAGTTTATTCCTACGAAAGGCAATGGTGTCTGCCGTACCGAAACAATTATCGGAGTAATAGAGGGGTTGTTCACATTGCATTTTGTAGCCGATGGCATCATTGACATAAGTGGACAAAGCTCTGTTAGATCTAGATAGCTTGACACCAAGACGCACCGATTCGTGGGCCAATGCGTGAAGATCAGTTCCTCTACGCGCCGACTGGTAGGACGCATAACGAGCCTCCAGCTTCTGCTCTGTATAATTAAGCCAATGATAATTACTAGGGCTAAGAAACGCGTGCTTCCCTTGTAAGTCCGAATGCCGATTGAAGATCATTCAGAACCTCCTCTTCATTACTTGGATTAATGAATGAGGCAAACGACATCTCGTTGAACTTCCCAACATAGTAATCTTGATTAGGTTGCTGGGCGGACTCCGCTTCCATCTTGACTTCGAGCATGGCCCATCTGTTTCGGAATAAGATCAGAATATCGGGAATGCCTTGAATGTATGATGGATCGTTCTTAAGGATGGTGCACTCGGGAAAACGCTTTCGAATCCTACCAATTAACCTAGCTTGATAAGTTCGTTCATTCATCAGCAGTTCCTTAGCGTCAACACCTCGGGCTTGTTCTGTTGTGCGTAAGCATCGATGTAGTCATCAAATCTTTCCTGCGGTGCGCCAGTCACAATAACCAGCGCAGCGCCAATGGCAAGCGCGTTCGAATCAAGAGAATCCGAAATGTCCGAACGTAGATCGTTACCGCGCTCACAGGAAGCATTCTTTTCGCCAAGATAGTAAATGCTGCCAAAGAACAACATGATAAGAACAATGGCGATCAAGGCGTATTGGATGATTGTATTGATCCGGTTCCATTTGATCTGCTTTATGGCAGCATCAAACGATACCGTAGCTGAGTCAAACGATTCGCGAGTTCTGACGAGTTCTTCGAGAAGTCGCTCAACCTGCTCGTCTTGCATCGAGCTCCTCCTGAGCTTCTGCGGCCTGTTCTTCGACCTTGTCCAGTATTTCTATGAATTTATCAACTGCTAGATCTACTTCACGACGAGCAGCTTCAACTTCGGTATCGGGCTTCTTAGTACGGCGTAGTCTCAAAAGAGACATGTTACGTACCTCCGACACGATTGTTACCATGCGCTAATACATATTTAACTTCGTCGAACATTCTCTTGTTGGCGTCTAATTGATCGTTGGACCGTTTAATCTCGTCGATGAGTTGTCGATCTAGATCTCTACGACTCTCGAGAACATCCGTGTTGCGCGCAATGGCAGGAAGGACCTTTTCAAAGAGATCTCTTACCATGGCGTCTCGATCGGAAATGGCTTTGTCTCTATCCTTGAGAATGATGTTGAACATCTTTAGCCCAAAGAAAGATAACGCAACCACACCTATCCCTAGAGGGCCGTAGCCATAGAGGACCTCTTCTGGCGTTGCGGCATATATAGTAAGGATGATTGGTGTCACATGATTTTCTCCTTCAAAAAGAAAATTCACACTCTCCCTCATTATACAACGTGTACGAATCACGAAATTGTATATAATCACCCAAAACGGAAGGTGTAGCCTTGTGGGAACACTCGGTTGTGATTCATCAAAGCTGTTCGAATGTCTTTGAGTAAAGTCCCAGTCTCAATGGCTGCATGAAGAATGTTTTCGTAAACAACGCCGAGTGTGTCGTCCACCACGGGACCCGCATACCACCAAGACTTTGGTTCATCAAACTGTTTCACGTATAGCAGAGCAAACCAACGAGGGCGCCATACGATGTTGTCTGCGTTTAGATTTTCTCGATCTCCATCCCTAAGGATTGGAGTATCGAATACTTCATCCTCGCCGTCTACGAACGAACGGGCCACAAGCACCTTGACTGAGCGTCGATGCTGCTTACCATCTGGCGCGGTGAGTCCCACAGTCATTTCTCCATGCGCAGTGGGAGAATGCGTCATAAACAGGCCTCTACGGAAACTATAGACGGTTCCATCGTCGCCAATCTGATAATCAGGAAACTCCGGAATAAACCTAAAACGAGCCATTTTTGCCCCTTTCCGACAAATAGGCGTTTTTTACCCCCTAAAAAACTTTCTATAGAAATCGCACCTTGTATATAGTGCGACCAGGGCTTTTGTAGATATTTACGATATATTACTATAAATCATATACAAGGTCTATTTATATATCTTAGTATAAGTAAATATATGTCTATATGTACATAAGGGGGTATAATCCCTGCTCAAGGGCACGGCAAACTACCGGCAAATCGTATTTTAAATGTCTAAAACCGTACATTTATTCCATTTTTCCACTTCAAGCCTCTCATTGAAGCTTTTCTTCATGTACAAATAATATTTAATTGTCGTGTCGATATATGCCTCACTTTGGAGCACATAATAGTACAACTTTTTGAACGGGGTGTTCAATCTATCGATGCGTCCTTGGGCTTGTACAAAGTTCTTGTAGGAGTATGTAAGCGAGTAAAACGCCATAGAATCGGTAGTAATGCAGTTCCAACCCTCCGACCCAGCAGTGTATTGCACAAGATAAACCCACGAACCAGTGGCCGGAACTTCTTGATGTTTGTGACCGTTCCATTCGAAAACCTCGAAATCTTCCTTAAGCTTCCGCAGGATCTCGAGCTCGTAATCAAAGTTGTAGAACACTATCAATCGCGGGGTGAACTTCAGCAGTTCCAGAATCCTCTCCAGGCGGCTTGGGTCTGAGTTGATAACCATTCGTGTAAGTCGCCACAGCTCCGCCACATCTTTAACAGGCCGGTCTTCATATGGATGCCACCTTCCTTTCACAAGCTTTGCCACGAACTCCTTATCATAGCCTACATCAAACCAGTTGACAATCCTCTCAGTGTGGGAGATGTAGGGCATTTCAACAAGTAGTTCGTTGCGTCTTCGCTCAAGTTTCGATCTACCCAAGTATCCAACGACCTTAGGAAACTTGACATATGGTGCGTACAGTACGTGTTGTCTTTTGAAGTCAGTGATATTTTTGTACCATCCGTTGGCAATGAACACGGGGGCATAATCGAGCCAAGTATCTCCTGGAGTTGCACTAAGTAGGATCCATCTGTTACGTCTTGTAATTCGTAGAAAAGATTTAACCCACGCTCCAGATCCGACAAGCCTCTGTTCGTCAAAGATAAAGAATGAATCTTCCACGTCTTCGTATCGTCCGATATTGTTCCATGAATCAACAGACAGAATTCCGGCGACTGTACTATCACGGTCGCATCCAATCCCGAACTTACTGGCTTCACCCATCCATTCACGACTGTCCCGCTTCTTAGCGGTTGTGATGACGTAGACATCTCTAGGATTCTCCTCTTTCATGTAGTATGCCATTGCCGTAGCAGACTTACCGCTTCCAACGCCGCCGTACAGTATGCGTCCGTTTGCCAAACTATTCAGAGCCTGCTTCTGGTGTTTCATTAGCTCGATCATCAGGCCTCCACACTAACCATAGATCATTACCCAAGAGCACCTTGCCGATATCGTGTTCATAGAAAGCATCCTTCAAAACTTCCACCGGGCAACTTCTAATTGTGTTAGATATCCTCACAAGCAGCTTTACTCGAGGAACCACTTGAGGATAGTACTTCCGGTAGAAGCCACTTCCTTTGCATTCGGCGCGGTCGGCTAGAGGTATACCATTACGACACCAGTAATCAATCTGTCGATGTGTGGCACCCGTTGCTTTACAGAATTCTTCTAGTCGCATTACTCCTCCTGATAAAGTATCCGTCGGTTGTCAAGACTCGCCAAGGCATCGATCTGGTGGGACATTAGTTCCAGCATTGAGCCGATACTCCTTGAATTCTTTTAGAGCATTCATAACATGATGATTATTCTTGTGGTAGAATTCTATGAAGTGCTTTATGCCTCCATCTGCGAGCGGTGGAAGTTTAGTTCCATTAGCCATCTCGAAATCATCTCGCATTAAAGCATACCGCTCGTCACATTTTTCACAAGTCATAATTTCCCTCCACACTATATACAATGTCAAAAAAGAGAGCCCCTGTAAAAGAGGCCCTCCCTTTTCTAATGTCCGTAACCGTTGGCAGTGACCGCACAGTTGATGAGGTCACAGTCCTGGTAGTCGAAGGGAACAATCCATGCGCCATCGCTGACACGCACGTCAACCCACCACTGGTAATCGTAGTCGACAGCGGCCCAGTTGCCGTAGCAGTAGTACCGCACCCAACCCGGCTGGGGGAAGCTGACCGGACTCGAGTGGTAGATGGTCATGTGGCTGTCGGGACGGGTCGCTCCGCAATAGAAGAACGAGTAGCTGTCCGCGTTGTGCGCCGAAGCCGGAGTGGCCTCGATCACGAACAGAGCGGTCACCGCCAGGAAGAGACCCAGAAGGCCTCCAATAACGCGCTTCTTCATGTCACTACTTTCTGTTGGGATTAAGATCTTGGTGGGATGTGGGAGCCCCCTAGGACTCGAGCGCGGACCTAGAGAACCCCCACAACCGAGTTGGAATTCCACTATTTAAGTGTTGAGGCGTCCGGGTTCAGGGAAAACCCGCAAAGCGCGCAGCTTTAAACGGCACGACCCCAAGCCCAGACACCCCGTCACACCCGTCGGACGATATCCCAATCGCCCAATATCTTGAAGTGGGATACACTCAAGATAATCAGGAGCCGGTTTTTTGTCCCTCTTTCAGTCATAGGCCATGACTGAAAGTTTCGGAGTACCTTCTCCGCTTACCCAGGGTGGTCTGACTCTCCTTAAGCCACTGCCGAAATCCGCTTGGGTTCCTCTTTCAGGGGTCGAACGAGCTCTTACGTCTCGTCGGACACATCCGTACCCATCTTCATTCCGTGGTCCCGGTTGCAGACAGTAGAACCGAACAGGACTCGCGCGTGTTTGGAGCCTGCTCCTCTAGCACCCTGACGCTCTGAGCCTAAAAGCTATTTAACGTCGCTCAGACGACTAATAAGAAACAACGTCGAAAGGTCCGAACGGACAGTTGCACGAATTCAACCACAGAACCTTGTATGTCCCGCCATGACTAGCCGAACCCGACTGGAAATTCCATCGTTCACAGTTGAAGTTCCGGCCAAGACCAATGATAGGAACGATCTCATGCGCGTGCAGCACCACAGCGTTACTAGGAATTCCCATCGGAACATACGCATTGCATGCAGTCGAAGCCAGGCTAGAAGTTGCGTGTGCCGACGCTTCATCGTTACTCATGCCCACGAACACGCCCATGAACAGCGCAGTCGCAAGCAGAACCTTGAGCACCTTATTCATTTGTCCCCTATCGTTGTTACGATTTATTGTAGTGAGTAGGATTCCTCGACCCAATTAAGCCATCTGGAATGACAGCACTCACTACAATTAGTCCCCCGGTCCGCGTCGAAACGAACCTATCTGACATAAGTGTTGGGGTTGATCAACACCCCTCAAGGTGCACCATTTATATCAGACAGAGCTCCCACAAGCGGGGGTCGAAATTTGTAGTGGGTAATCCCTATTGGGAAACACCGGCGGCGAGGAGATGCTGTCCCCACTACAAAAACTAGTCGTTATCCGGAGGAGGAGGCGTCGGATAATCTTCCTTGTGGTCATCGTCACCATTTCGATCAGGCTCTCTGGGCGGCATTACTCCGTCTCCACCTTCACCTTCACGAAATCCGTAGCATGACCGATGAAAGTGCTCTGGGTAGTTGGGTCCGTGACCGTGATGGTCTCCTCACCGCATGAACCACCTTCGGCGTTGGCATGCTCCGGGTTGTTGCATCGACCAACGTCTTCCACCTCGGTATCAGCAGCTCCCGGTGAAACCAGGAAATGATGAACCTTGTCTCCGACCTCAAACTGCATGTTTACTCCTCGTGTCCAAAGGCCTTCGAGCTGAGCGGATCCCAGGTAAAGACGATCTCTTCCTTGCCCACGGGCCCGTCGATGTTTTCTCTAACCCAACGCGGTGCGAACTGGGGCTTGTTTGCGTTGATGCGGGGAACGCCTCGAAGAGCTCCACGGAAACTGGTGGTGATGGCATCCCGAATCAGCTTGGCATGACTGAGCCGCGTCTTCGGGTCGAAAGTGAAACTCCCGGCCTTGGAGGTCAGGGTACGATCTCCAACAAGTTGCATTAAAACTCCTTGTGATTAGGGATGGATCACCAGGGCGGCCTGACAGAACCGCCATGCGGGTTCATAGCCGGGCCTCGCAGACAGTAAGGATCCTCGGCGGGATGAGTCCTTAGCGCCCTGATGGTTTCTGTTCTGGGAGACCCCCAAGACCTCAACCAAAACAGAAAAAGGTGAGAAGATGCTCCGTTCGCGAACTAGCGCGTCTCTGGCGTTAACCAGCGTAAGCATCCTCTCATTATATGGTATGTTTTTCTCGCGAGGTTATGCTCGGCGGTTATCCTCATTTCGGAATACAACCGCGACCATGCTTTCGGCTAGGTCATCTCTGCGATCTTCCTCACCAAACTGGTGCATCTCCAACTCACCTCGAAGATCAGCGAACAAATCCATGGCGGTGACACAAACCGTGTCGTTGAACTTGATCGGCTTGCCAGCAAACATCGCTGGAATATCTAGAGCTTCGAGAAACTTCTGCAAAGCCTTGCTTGCGTGAATAGCGGGATGATCTGCCATTACTCCTCCTCGTCCATCATTACGATGCAGACATGGTCTTCATGCTCACCTGTTCGAGTACAACGGACAGGTACCTTGCCCAAGCCAAAATCCACTTCGGCCCAGACAGGACAGTTGAGTCCTTCTTGGTTCCCATTCGTTTCGTGAATCTCCGGCATTACTTGCCGCCGTCAAGGAAGTCCAGCCAGGGCTGGACGGTCTCGTCCTTGAGGATGAACTGCTCGTTGAAGAGCTTGCGCGAGTAGACTCGAACCTGCTTACCCATCCGAGTCATGTAGAAGCCGACGTAGACGCGCTGGACGTTCGGGACCTTGCGGCGATCCACCAGAATGTAGATGGTGCCGTCGTCATCCTCCTCGATGTCCCCGATGTACTTGGCGAGATCCTTGATGTTGTCCTCGGTGATCTCGATTCCCTGCACAGTGAAAGGCTTACGAACATAAGTAGTGAGTTCCATCAGGTTCCTTCTGAGTTAGTTGGTTCTTTAATGTCGGCTGTACAAATAGAGTACCACCAGCCATCGGCTTGATAGAACTCGATGATCTGCTTGGGCATCTTATCGGGAAGTGCCGAATACATGTAGGGGAACTTGAACCTACTATTACTTACATTCGGCATTTGATACTGTCGAAAACGCTCCGCAACAGCTTCCCTAGCTTCTTGATGCGATGTCCCAATATACACGATGGTCTTGTGTTCATCTAACCAAGACGGTCCGCTATTCTTAGTGGTGCAATAAATCTTCATTAAGAATCCCCTGGTTGATTATACGGAAGAACCTCGAAGACGACGTACGACATAAGTCGACCATAATGCCACCTTTCACGACACATGTGTGCATGGCAATCATACACGCCGTGATGTGGCCCATAATGTTGCGTACAGAGAAATTCCATCAGCTAGGCGGGTTCTCGTTGATCTTGTACTTCAGCTCAAGGGCGTCCTCTTCGATGGTCACGAACAGAGACTTGAGATACGCGGAGGTACCCGTCTTGCCGTTGACTTCCCAGTCGTAGCCGTTGGCGATGAGATCCACCTTCTGGATGTCGGCGAAGTCAAGGACATCGACCGTCCCCTCATCGAGCTGGGTACGACCCCCAGAAGTAAGCAGAACCACACGAGGCGGCTTCACGTTGAAGTTCACAACCACCTGGATATACGGAGTGGCCTCGTCACCCTCGTCACGGGCATCAAGCCACTTGACGTTCCATCCATCTTCGAGCATCGTGTGCGCGGTCTCATCATCGAGAACCACAGCGAAGGTGCGCTTACCGCCCTGCACGTTGAACTTGGTAGGACCACCACCGAAATTGCGGAAGATGATTCGAGCTTCCTCGACCATGAATGACTTGTTATCGTTGGCCATCATTTACCTCTTTCAATAATCGCCAGGATAGGCGCTTGAGT